ACTATCCTGCTAAAGGATTCTTATTCTCTTCTTTAAATATTTTTATATCAGTCTTAACACTTTCGATATCAGCTTTCATACCTGACATATCAGACCTGATAGACTCGAGGTTATTAATCTTAAGTAAGATAGTTTCATCAATAGTTTTATTAATATATTCTACTGAAGTTTCTAACGCTTCAATTCTATTGATAACCTCATCAACTCCTTGCTCAGTTTCTTTAGCTTGTCTAGCTTTAGTTTCTAAGTTCTCAATTCTATTGACATAGGTTGCACCTGTGTACCCAAACCCTGCAAGAGTTCCAATGATACCTGCTAATGCAATAAACTGTGTTGTTTTATTTTGTAACCAATCCATAATATTCTCCTATAATTTTGGTTGTAGTTCTTTCATTTCAATCAGGGTTTCTAAACTCTGACCTGCCATTTGATAAAAGCCTTCGATGTTATCTGACAACATATTGTTGGCATATATATCTGTTGACTCATACCACACATCTTGGTCCGGCATTGTAACTAACCTATAGTTATTAAAGTTAGGAACAAATCCCATGTAAGCTATGATAGTATTCTCTGACCCATACTCGCCTGTCTCTTCTTGTTTAGCTTCAACATCATCTTGTGCAGCCTGTAAGTTTTGAGCTATGACATTGGCTACAGTTTGTTCAGCTTCGGTAGCTGATGAATCTGTAGATACTGACACATCTATTTGACTTTGCAAAGTTTGAGTAGGTGTTGTATTAACTGCGACACTCGTTGTCTCTACTGTTTCAACTTCAACACTTGTAGAACTTGTAACACTTGCACTCATATCTAAAACTTGATTGTTCTGTGCTGTTGAGGATGCAAATTGTTCTGATATACTAGGTGAGTTACTAGTACTAACACCACCACCAGAATTAGACGATGATACGCTAGAAGCTCCTGTTGTTCCACCTGTAGCGTGTATAGAGTTTCCTGCTGTAGTACCACTAACACTAGACTTAGCTGTGCTTAGAGTAGACGAGACAACACGTAACGCTGTTTCTTTACTTATTGAACTTTCACCTTCTGAAACTTCAACAATTAATTCTTCTTCTATGTCGTCTTCTATAACCTCTTCTTCTTCAACAATTTCCTCAATGAGTTCTTCCTCCGGCTCTTCTGCATACGCAAGTTCTTCTTCCACAATTGTCTCTTCCTCAAACCACTCCTCCATTTCTTCAATAAATGTTTCTTGAAATACAAACTCCTCAATCATTAAATCTTCAATAGGCATAAAGACTTCTTCTTCACGTATAAACGGAAGAGGTTCTACAAATTCTTCACGTGGTTGAAACTGTTCAAAGATTATCTCTTCTTCAAATACGTATTCAAGTTCTTCAAAAGTGTCATACTCAGGTTCAAAGATATACTCTTCAAATATTTCTGGCTCTTCAAAAGTGTCATACATGTCATACTCTTCATAACCATAGTCAAACATTTCTTCTTCGTATCCGTAGTCAAAGTATTCTTCTTCTTGGTAATAACCAATGTCCATTTCTTGCGTATATCCGGGACAGAAAGGACCATACTGTGGGTCTAGGTCACACTGTAAATCATCATACGCATCCCAATAACCTGCACAACTTGTATCATTTAAAGGATTACTACAGTCAAGAGTCTCGCTTGTACCATACAACGAACCACCGTCTTCTAATAAAGTATTTGATGTGGTAGTGTTCCAGTCCTTATTAACACAAGAGCTAGTGTTGGTTGTACCTGTATTACATTCATCGTGAAATAAGTATTGATAATAAGTATTTGAATCTTTCTGTTGTCCAATAAGAACATCGTGCTGTATAATATTTAAGTCACCATACCTAAAATCAAATGTAGAGTTGGTCCAAAGTATAACTTCAAAACTGTTATCAGTATTACTACGATTATACTCTCGCATATTATACCAACCAAAGACTGACTTATCGCTAAAGTTTTTAGCTAACATCTTAGACTGATTATCTCTAATGAGGTCAGTCCAAAACGGAAACAGTGTGTAGTTGTATTGTGGGAGTGGGTCAGGTGTGTAATCTTGACAAAAATTATTATTATTTACATTACCTGTGCCTAATCCAAAGTGAAGGCAGCCATTAGTAGCCATACGAGCCGAAGTAAATTGTTGGTCGTAAAAAGTAAATGTAAAATCTAAATTAAAAGCAGACGCAAGCTGGTCGTCTGATGCGTTTAAACTTGTTGTGCCTGATTGACTGGTGAGGTCTATTAAAGACTGATTGTCTTCGTAGATATACTGACTAAAGACATTAAGACTTAAGAGACACGCTACTGCGTAGCATAAAATTCTTTTTTGCATTGCCTTTTAGTTTTAGTTTTGGTTGTGTATAGAACTTTAACTGCCCCAACAACATCTTTATTTATCTTGTCTCTGTTAGGGTTTCTATCGTGTGTGCATTGCTGTATAAAAAGTTTCTCTTGGTCTTTAACATCAGGTCTTCTAGTTTTGTTTTCAGCCCAAGCCATTGATGCTTCCTTACCTATTTTACCTTGGTAAGGGCAAGGAGTACCAGCCATTTCCATAGCCTTAAATACTCTCGGGTCTTGACAAAGTATAGACACTGAAGCTACTTTCATACCGGTATCGTATAGATACTTGGAAAGTTTTAAGCGTTCACAGTTCTCGTCAGTTACAGTTGCTCCTGTAGAGAACCCAAATACTTGCCCTTGAAATGCACCAGAACGACCTACAGTACAGAGGTCTTGTGAGTAAGACATGATACTAGGTGCTATAGCAGAAGCAGGAGGTGCTTTGCTTTTTACATTCTGATTAATCGTTTGGGTAGAGTTAGACTCGTTAATATTTCTGTTAGTGTTATCAGATTTGGTATTGTTATTATTGGTATTAGTATTATCAGTAGTAACATTTGAATCTGAAGTTGATGTATTAACGTTAGTATTACTATTAGTATTAGTATTGTTACTTGTAGAATTACTGTTGTTATTTACGTTTTGATTTACTGTAGAGTTTACAGTAGAGTTAGATGTCGAAGTAGATGTGTTGACGTTGTTGTTAGTATTGGTATTGCTGCTTGTAGATGTGGAACTATTAACATTGTTATTTGTGTTAGTTGATGTATTAACATTAGTGTTATTATTAGTGTTAGTATTTACGTTTGTATTATTGTTAGTATTTGTGTTAGTGTTGGTGTTATTATTAGTATTATTATTGGTGTTAGTATTAGTAGTCACCGTAGTATTAATAGTAGTCAAACCGTTGTCTTCACAATACTGCGTACCGGATGTACAGTTTCCTGTTTGGTCGGCACTCACACCGAAAGAAAGTGCAAACAAACTTATTAAAATTAAAGGTCCAAAAAAATTTTGATTTAATACCCGTCTTGTCACTACTGTCCTCCTTTTGTAAAGTCTCCTTTAGACTTAGATGAATTTGTATAGAGACCAAACCAAGCTGCTCCTGCCCCCACTACGACTGATATTAACCCTGATTGTTGCATGGTAGGGTCTTCTAATCCCATGAACCAAAAAGTGGTATAGTATAATAAATACATATAAACACTTAAAAAAGCACGAGGTATAATTCTCCAGCTATCTACAGCTTGAGCAACAAAGATAAGTTTTTGATAAGGGTTATCATTCTTAATATCTTCTAGTTCTCTTATACGTTCTTTTAGTTCTGACTTCTCTTGAAGCAAAGCCATGAATTTTTGTAGATCAATCTCGACCTCGTTCCTATCCATGTCCCCACTAAAACCACCATGAGGTGGGTACCCTCCATTACTCATTTTCTTATCCTATTTTTTAACTAAGCTGCCACCAAAGTACATGCCTATAATTGCTGATACAAGGTTTGTATCTAGTTGTGTTATTACCAAGCCTTTAAAGGTTATCCACTCAAATACTTCTCTACCATCGGTAAAGAATAAAAAGCCCGGTTGAAATAATGTGTAACCTACTGTAACATCAACATCAGGATAATAAACTGCTACCAGTTTAGGTAGTATAACAATTGCAAAGATAGATGATAAGGCAATGATACGTCTTGTCCATTGAAACCCTACATTATCTACGTTCCTTGCAGATTCAATTGCTTCTAATTGAAACTTACCACGAGTAATTAAAAGCTCTTGTTCTTTTTGTTTAGCTTTTAATCTTTGTGACCACAGACTTAGCATACTACTAATTAAAGTAGAACCAAGCATGGTTATAATCTCAAATGGGAACATCGAAAGCTTCCTCCATAAGTTCTTCGTAAAGTTTTCTAAAGTTTTCTAATTGCATAAAGCCTAAACCTTGTCCAATCTGATGCATCCTATAGATATTATAGGCTGTGTTTAATTGTTTCTCAGTATATAGGAGCATTATACCTGTCCCATTACAACCTGCTGTAACTCCCAGCTACGTCTACCTACCTGTCCGTACCATCTACTGTCTTGCATTTGTCTAGCCATTTCGTACCAGTTATGTTCTCTACAAGCTTGTAACATGTTACGAAACTTTGAAAGTCTTGTACCACCTAAGTTAAAACACATGTTGACTAACACACGTTGTATAGGTTCAGGTAAGTTATTAAATCCTTCCTTATCTCCAAACACGTGTATAGCTTCTGCATAGTGTCTATCAAAGTCTATCATATAGTATCTATCTACCACTTCTTGGGGTACTGGTGTACCGATATCCCAATTGTATTCGGGGTCTTGTGGCTGACATAGATGACCAACTCCTAGAGTCTTATAACCTAAACTGTCGTTATAGATTTCTAGGACTTCGCCCTCGTGTCGTTTGATTTCAGCTTTACATTGTTCGATGTTCATTTAGCTTCCTTACTTTTTTTATCTTTGGGTAAAGAATAATAAAAACCATCTTTACCTTTAAATATCTCATTACCCATTTCTTTTTCTGCTTTCCTTGTTAAATTAAATGTATTATGCTTAGTTCCTTTTAACAATCTTCCAGTTTCAGGAACTCTACTAGGGTAGTGACCAGTCTCATCAGGTCCTAAATTATATTTTTTTGCAGTTTTATAATCATATCCCTTTCCTTCTGGATCAAATACATTTTCACCATCATTAAAACCTAACCTATTCATTTGTTCTTGGTAATTTGCACC